AGACACTTGAGCAGATCAGCCTGCTGTTGGTTGGCCAGGTAGGCACCAACCTTTTGACCGATAGCGGCCATGGGGTCAGAACCAGCGGCCAGGGCAGCCAGGTCACGAGCTTCAAAAGCACGACCGCGGTGCAGGACCACGCCAACTTGCTTGTCAGCGGTGATCTTGCCAGGGGTCAGGCTGGAAGAATCAGACAGAACTTCCAGATCGCCAGACAGGTTGGCTTTCCAGAAGGGAATGTTGACGAAATCGCCACCATCTTCAGAGGTATTCAGCGCCGCGAGAGGCTGAACAACACCGCTAGCGAGAAACGCGTTCCGCTGGGTGGTTTGTTCAATAACGTAGGGCGTGAAAATCTCAGGGATGATGACATCAGAGCGAAGAGTCGCCATGAGTCAGTACCTAAAAAATTCGTGGTTTTGCGGGCGTAACCCAATGGCGATCTGGCGTAGCCTTCACACCTAACGCATACATATTAAGCATTGTTTGCCGCGGCCTTCAAACGGTCGTACATATCCCGGTCCGTGCGGAATAGGCGGGACTGTTCGGTCAGGTTGAAATGATCGCGGCTAAACGGGTTTTTCATGCCCGCAGGAATCTCGCTGGAAGCAGAGCGGATGCCGACAGGAGCGCCAGAACCCTTGACGCTGGGCGGACGGAACAGGTAGCCGCGTTCGGTCTTGAGTTTTTCAACCCATTGGTCCATCGGCAATTCGTTGTACCCGTCAACGGCGACAGGGTTTCCCGATTCGTCCAGCTTCAGCTGATCGCGGACCAAGCGCAAAGCATCGTGTGGATTGTGTGCGCCTTGCTCGGCCAGGATTGCAACCACGCGGTTGTCCAGCTGATTCACGGTCAGCTTCGATTCAAGGTCGGCAATCTTGCGCTTCAGCTCATCCTCACGCTCTGAGAATTGCTGGGCGTATTGCTTGAGGGCTTCGTCGTATTTGCCCTTGGATTCGAGTTCCTCTTGCTCCTTACGGCGCTTGAACTCCACCAGCTCCTTAACGTCCACACCATCAGGAACGACTGGCGCCTTTTCCTTTTGTTCCTTGAGCTTGCCGATCAGCTCAAAGTTCTTGCGTTCAAGTGCTTCAATGCTGCGCTTCAGCGCATCCAGCTCTTGATTATCTGCAGTCGGCGTAGCGTCCTGCATTTGCTCTTCAGACATGAAAGACCCGTAGGGTTACGGCTGGAGTATATCTCTATTTGCAGTGCAAACAATCAGACTGCAGTTGTAATTTCCGCCAATGATCATGCGGGAGTGGAACACGCCAACGCGGGAACCGTGGAATCCCGTGATTGTGCAGCTGCTGCGTGCGATTGACCTGCATACCCGCCAATACTTCAGCACAGGCGACAAATGGCACGCTGAACAGGCAGATCAGCTGCGGCGCTATGTGATCGACCTGAAGGAATGGATCTTCAAGATGGAAGGCCGTTAGCCCTTTTTGCCTTTGCCCTTGTGCGCTGAATCCTTCATCAGCCGACCATCGGGCATGTAGTGATAGCCCTTGGGTGCCTTCTTTTTGCCTGATTTGGCTGGTTTCTTGCCGTAAGCCATCACCATTTCACCTTATTAGCCCAGTATGCCGCCGACATTTTGCCTTTGGCGATATTTTTAGCGTGGCGCGCTTGGAACGATGCCCTTCTGGCCTTGTTGGCTTCTGATTCACCTTTTCGCGCTGGTGAGCCTTTTACGCCCTGCTGACCGAACCTGATCAGCTTCACCTCGTCGCCTTCCTTGGCCAGGACGACATGGGATTTGCTGGGATGCTTCGGCGTGCGCTTGGGCTTGTTGTAGCCCTCAAATTCTTCGCCGCGATATTTAATCGTCATCCTCGTCATCCTCCGTGCAGGTAATGACTTCTACGCCTTCAGCAAGCCTACCCAGCAAGGCCCCAAGGATTTCAGGGCTGTTGGGCGTAGGGAACATGAAGCGACCTTCAACAATGCCATCGGCACATTTCAGGTAAGTGCAACTGCCTTCCCAGATTCGGCCTTTCATTTGCGTTTGGGCGCTGCCTTCAATTCTGACCGCTTTTTGAGAACTGGGTTACCGGTCGATTCCGATTTGATTCGCAACACAGGGTCATCGGCAGAGCCAACACGAACGACAGTCCCACCACCAGCAGTAGGAACAGAGCCTCTCTTGCCTTCCTTACCGACGACCACGCCATAAGTGCGAACCCCTTGATAAACCCAGCTGACACGGGAGCCAATACCAATGGCCATCACTTTTTCTTGCGACGTTTACGGGATTTGCCTGCCTTGGAATAGGCAATGGCCGCGGCCTGCTTGGGATCCTTGCCCGCCTTGATTTCACGGCGAATGTTTTCTTGGATCACCTTTTTGCTGCGGCCTTTTTTAAGTGGCATCAGCTGGCAGCGACTGGCTACAGCTTAATCAACCCGGACTTTGCCGTAACTCTGCTGCAGTTGCTTCAGGGTGACTTCGGTGCCGTCTTCGCGGACCATCCGGCTCAGCGCATCTTGCGGGCTGTATTTATTGGCAAGCTTTCTGAAGTACGCGGCGCGGGTTTCGCTACGGAACACTTCCTTTTGATATTCCTTGGGCTGACCGCGAAGCCACTTGCCATAAGTGACGTTGCCTTTGACCGGACCTTCGGCACTGGCCCGCTGTGATGGACCCGTCCCCCAGTCAGGTTCAGGAATGCCGAGCCCTTCGTAGTCAATGATCGGGATCGTCGTACTGCGGCAGTTGAAGTGAACCGGCGGCTCTGGCCCTCTGCCGTATTCAAATTCCTTGCCGTCAAGGCTTTGGCAGATTGCCGAAGTGCGACTATCAAGCGTGGCGACGTAGCGGTATTTCTTGGTGATGTCTTGGTTGGCTTGATAGACCTGCGTACTGGCTGCGTTGGCAACCTGTTGAACACTTGTGCGAACGACGGTCAGCACCTGATGGTCCGCCATCTTGGTCAGCTCGCCACCGGCTAACGCTTGCTGTCGTGCGGTTTTGGCAAGGTCTCCGAAGTCAAGGCTTCCGATTAAGCGGCGTGCAATCTGGGCAGTTGGTTCGCCACTGAGAATCCCAGTCCTGATGACGGCGTTGAATCGCTGCGCTTGAGATTCGGCCAGGCCACGGAACGCCTTCGACACAACATCGCCATTCGGCAACGTGATGGCTGCGCCCTGTCCAGCGGTCAAATTGAAAGCGCCAGTGCCGGGCAGCGTGAAGTTCAGATCTGTTGGGTCAATCGTGGCAACACTGGCCGCGAAGTTTGGCGCCACCTGCACCGTGTTCACCTGGGCCAAAGCGTTGATCTGTGATGGCAGCAGTTCACGCGCATCAGTCACGCCGCCGCTAATTGCCAGCCTGATCTGTTCCTGCACAAAGCCTGTCTGAAGCTCAGCCAAGCCCTGCAGCTCTTGCGTCACATAAGCCGTGCTACGGCCAGCCCAGCCATCAAGCGATTCCTTCAGCTGCGCCAAGATCACGCGCAAACGCTGAGCCTGCACAGAAGACGGCGCCACAATCCCGGCACCTGCTGTCGCTTCACCAAGGTTGATTGCCCGTAGATCAGCAACCGCGCTAAGAACAATGTTGTTGTAGTCCCGCACGATTTGACGGGCCACTGCATTGCTGAAGCGGTTCAGGTCAATGGCGTTGCGGTAGATATTGGCAACCGGGTCATTGCGATTGATCCGGCGTTTGAACTGCTCAACGTTGAGAAGGCGAGGCGTTACGCCGGATTGCGTCATTGTTCAATGGCGGCTTGGTCATCTTCCATCGAAACTTCATCGGCTGGCATATCACCGGAAATCAGATCCATGCCACCGCCCATTTCGATCAGGCCGCCTGCTTGCGTTGCTTCCAGCTCTTCCTCAACATCGAAATCGTCGCCCAGGATCTCGCCTTCACTGAGCTGATCCAACAGTGTTTTCTGGCTGATGGAACCAGCGGTGTAGAGCTGCAGCAGCGCGAGGATTTCCGCAGGCTCAAGGCGTGCGCCCACAAAATCCCGGTTGACATAGCTGGAACCGGCTTGAGCTTGACCCACAAAGTCTGCGTGGAACTGCAGGCAGTTGTCGATCAGATCCTGCACCTGCTGTGCAATGACCATCATGGTGCTATCGCCCTGGCTGCGATCAATGCGCTTGGCTTCGGCGGTTTC